TTAGCGTGTCCGCTACGTCGTTGAACTTCGTCGGCTGCATGCTGTATCTGCTGGGAAAACTCACGATCCCTGAGTGCGACGATGTCTCCGAGGTTCGGGACGTCGGGCCAGTGTCGTCGGAGGACTGAGCTTTGGTACGGCTCAATCTCGCTGAAGCTAACTGTTCTGATTCCTGCTCTTTCAAATCCAAGATCAAGTCCTCCTACTCCAGAGAAGAAGGAAGCGCTCGTCATCTGCCCCTGGGCCATGGCTGCTCCTCTATCTTTCTGACTGTTACCTTGAGTCTGCCAAGGTGCAGGCCACCTAGCTGCATGAACGCAACTGGAGACAGGTCAATAAGTGTGTTGCCACCATGGCAAAGGCAGTCCCTGACGGTGACCACTACGCAATCGTTCGTCTTCTTGCGGCATACCAGCACCTTGTACGGCTTGGTCTTTCCATTCTTAAAGCCATGCATTGCCGCGTACATGACCTTCTCGCCTGTGCTGTATGGGCTGCACGTGTACATGAACCCACCGTGGCAGGCCCTCGCCCCTTGAGGATGAGTATTCCCATACCACGTTGCCGTCCCGCTTTCGGGCTGACCCAGTGGCATACCCACCGCAATGGCGAGTATCAGGGCGATCATTAGTTGATCTTCTTATCTTGAGAGGCCACGATCCTCTCAGCTTCCTTGAACTCGTTAGGGAACTCCTGCTTCAGGAGCTTCTTGAACTCTGTGTTTGCTTTGATCACGCCGTCCATGACGCCGCTGTCATACGCCGCCTGGAGCATCTTTGTCACCTCTTCCATGGCATGGTCACAGATTCCGACTTCGCAGTCGCACTTGACTTCCATGGTCACCTTGTATGCGTCCGGACCCTGCTTGTTAACCTTGCTTGACATCTACCCCTCCTTTAAACGTTGCGGTCGTCCTGTTGAACATCAACTCGGTCCGACCAGTTGGACCATTGCGGTGCTTCGCAATCTTGCAGTGGACATTCTCAACCTCCACATCAAGAGACACGTCTGTGGTCCTCCACAACATTAGCACAACATCGGCATCCTGTTCAATAGCCCCAGAGTCACGAAGGTCTGAGAGCTTGGGCTCGTTGTTCTCCCTGTACTCAGACGAGCGCGAGAGCTGGGACAGTGCAATCACTGGCACCTCGAGCTCACGAGCAAGCGCCTTCAGGCCCCTGCTGATCTCTGCTACGTCGTAGACCCTGTTGCTGTCCTTGGTGCCCCTGTCTGGGCTCATGAGCTGCAGGTAATCTACTATCACCAGGTCCAGACCCTGCTCTTTCTGCAGACGCCTGCACTTAGCCTTCATGTCGCTAGGTGAGGACACTGGTGCATCCTCAACGAAGATCTTGCTCTTCTTGATTCGCTCTGACGCAGCGATAACCTCAGTCATCTCTGGCAAGTCAAGCAATCCATGCCTAATCTCATGTAGGCCAACGCCGGAAACCGATGACAGCATCCTGCTACCTATCTGTTCACGTGACATCTCAAGCGAGAAAATGGCAACAGACTTGTCGTGCCTGAACGCAGCGTTGGCTGCCATTGTCGTAGCGAGAGCTGTCTTTCCCACGCTAGGTCGCGCAGCAATGATGACTAGGTCACCCTTCTGCCAGCCACCAACGATAGAGTCAATGCCGGCAATGCCGGAGATCACCCCAGACGCACCGCCAGCCTGCATCGAAGCAAGCCTCTCCATGGTCTCTCTCATGACGTCGTCCATGCCGGAGAACTTGCCGCGCATCCGTTCTCTGCCAATCGCCATAACTACGCGCTCAGCTTCGGACAGCGCCTCGTCAGCAGACTTGGCAACCTTAGACACCTCGGCAATCCTTGCCGCTGCCTGGTGGACGTCACGCCTGACTGCGTTGTCAAGCACGATGTCAATGTAAGCCTCGTAGTTGTACGTGCTGATCGTGCTGTGCGAGATGTCAACTACGGCAGAGTTGCCGCCGACATCATCCAAGTGGCCAGCCTTAGCAAGCGCCTCAGACACAGTGACAATGTCAATCGCGGTATTGGACGCCACCAACGTCTTGATCGCAGCGAATACCTTGCGAAGTTTCTGGTCGTCAAAGTCCAGGGGGGTTACGCGTTCGCATACCGAGTAGGCAACGTCGCTGCTCATCATGCATGCGCCGATGAGAGCTAGCTCTGCCTCTCGGTTCCCCTTGGTCAAGCTTCCTCCTCTGCCAGCAGGCCAGCATCAATCGCAGCCTGCTCAATCTGCTCAACGGAGTTCTCGTAGGCGTAGCACTTGTCACACATGCCGGCGCCCTCGTTAAAGTCCTCAATGAAAGAACCACCGCAGTCGTTGCAGTGGTACACCTTGTTTCCGAAAAGATCAGTAGGCATCTTCTTCCTCCTCTTCCTTGATACGCTCCCACATGAAGCATGGCTTCATCTTACCACGATCAATGCGCTCCTTGTACTTGCCGCACGTAGGACAGTCCCCATCGTTGATGTAGTCGTCACTCGAGAGCGTATGTGTAAGGGTCGTACCCAGTTCCGTAGTCCCAGACTTCAATCTCGCCAATGTCTCCACACTTCCTTTCAAATACTCTGCCGCTGAAACCCTCGTCAACGGTCATAGACCCCATCATACCACAGTCAAGGCAGTTCGCAAACGTCTCCTGGTCTGAGTCCACGTGGTACCCGACCGTATGCCCTAGTTCCCGGGCCTTACGCAGGTGCTCCAGCTCCCCTGCCCCCAGCTTGCTATATGAACGCGTCCTTGCCCTGTCCTTGCCCCACGTCTTGATGTAAACGACAGCTACGCTGTCATCACCAAGAGGGCCCCTCTTCCTCGCCATTTGCCACCTCCTTCTCTAGCGGTACATCGCGGTTCGGTCTCGGGAAACCGGTCAACTCATAATAGTCTATCCCGAACTCCTTACAGTACTTACGTAGCGACATGCCTTTGGAGGCTGCGTCCTTGGAGAATATCTCTAGGACTTCCTTCTGTGCCTTTGACTGGATGTCTTTCACTTCTTACCACCAATCAGCTTGGCTACGTTCTTATAGTCTCTGCCGGCCATGAAGAGGGCAATGTCCCTCTCTCTGTCTGACATGTACTTGTTGATCATCCCTATGAATCGCTCAGACCAGTGAGAACCATGGACGCCTATTGCTCCAAGGTGAGCAAGCTCGTGCAACATCGTGTCCTTGTCGTAGACATGAGTGCACAGCATGATCGACTTGGTCTCTGCGTCCGCTTCACCGAGTGGGCACTTCCTGCCATAGAGTTCCTTGTGCCAATGCACGACGATCTCCTTGACGATGATCTGCTCCTCTGAGGCAACAGAAAGCATCCACTCAATAGGGCTACCCCAAGCAAGCTTAAAGCTTCTTGGGGCTCCCTTCGTGTAGCGAACTCTAGTACCGGCCACGCTCAGTCTCTGCTTTTCTCCATGACTCTGCTAGCTCTGTAATGTGCGAGATAGCTCCTTCGTGAGTATACACTTTTGTGCCATTGCCAAGGTCAATCTGCGACTTCGGGTCGGCAAGGTACCAGACCTTTGCTTTCCAGCCGTCCTCCCCGTAGAAGATGACAGCCTCTGCCCGGACCTTTGATCCTTTTGTCAGCTTGATCGTTTTAAAATCACTGATCATCCCAGGTCCTCCCACTCCCTACCTGGGAAGTTAATGTTTTCTGGTAGCTCTTCGTAGATCCCGCCTCGAGACACAGCGCTCCACTGATGCTCCCCAAGAGCGATCAAGATGAACGCATAGTTTGCAATGTCAATTAGGGCGTCCCTGACCCCTTCGTTGTACCAGTCTTCGTTGACGATTGCTTTTCCAGACTCAATGGACCCGTTGATCGCCGTTGAGACTCGGCTGCACTTGTCTTCTGCAAGACGGCTGAAGACCCCGTATGGTCCGAGGGCTTCAATGTTCTTTGGCCCGTAGCCTGCCTGACGCGACACCATGATGTCATATGCCTCGACAGAGAGGTTCTTGAAGTAATCCTTAAACGTCTGCGGGACTTCATCTAGACTTCCCTTCGTTTTCGTCATCCCATTCCTCCATAATCTTTGCTGCAATGATTGGATCAACAATCTGTGTTGAGAATATCACGCGCTTGTCGCAGCCGCCGCACGTATGCAAACGTACGGAGTATGGACCGACAAGCTTAGCCTGCCTTCGGGACGGCTTCAGCTTGTCGTGTCCACACTTCGGGCACTTAATGCCGGTCTTCATCGCCGCCGATCAAGAAGCGCAAATGCCAGGAGCCCAGCTCCAACCGCTAGCGCGAGTTGCGAAGTCGCACCAAGAATGACCGCCCAGACCCCGACCGCAGGAACAAAAGTGTCCCTTGCCCTCGGGTGCGCCGCCGCCGCCTTGGCGGCAGTGACGGTCCTACCAAAAAATGTATCACGCTCTTCAGAAACTTCATTAGGCGTCGTCGCCATCTTCGAGCTCCACCAGCTTCAATGCGATTCCGGCTGACACCTGAAGCACTGTGTCAATCGGGAGCTTCAGCTCGTTGTCCTCTGAGCTTGCGTCTGCGTACTTCTGTACGATGGACAGGTAGACTAGGTCAAATGCCCTAGCCCACTTGGCCGACGCCACCTCAATGGAGCCCTTCCTAGGCTTTGTCTTCTGTGGCACTGCCATAGAGCTTCTCCTTAATTTCTAGCCAGTCCCGCTCATCCATGATCACCATGACACGCCTCTGGACCCCTGGCCCAGGTGCATCCCCGATCACGAGGTAGGGGACCTCCCCAGCCTTTACCTCAATCTTCCGGAGCCAGCCCCAATACTTATTGGAGAACATGGTCCCGACCTTGGTCTGAATCTTAAACAGACCATCCACTGTCACGTCATCTGGGCCGCCATACATGCCGGTCCTTCTGCCGCCGTGCTTCTTGGCAGTCTCTCGCTCAAAGGAGTTACCTCTCTGACGATTCAGTCTGCCTATCCTGCTCCGATCCGTCATCCTCGACCTCCACTACTACAACTGGAGCGCCGGCGCCAACTGGAGCCTTGCGTAGAAGTTCAAAGAACAAGTCCTTGCCCTCCCGCTCAAGAGCTGCCACTTCACTCTCCGTCAGCGACGATGAGTGTGCGTTGACAAAACCAATTGCCTTATCCTTGTATGCTCCCATCCAAGCCTCCATGCTGTAGATTGCGACGTACCTTGGGGTCCCGTCTGCCTGGTATTGTATACCAAGCGCGACGAGACCCTCTTCAAGGTCGTCAGCGTAGCTAACTTCTTCTTCGCTCAACGCTTCTTAAGCGGACTCCAAACGAGTGGGCTAGCCTCGTTAGCAAGGAGCGAATACCCCTTGGAGTTTCCGTCCTTGTCGGCTCGCTCTTCAAGCTTGCCGATAATGTGGATGTGCTGGCGTGGGTCGTTACCCTCGCGGTTAACGGTACTATCATAGATCTTTCGCACGTGTGCAGCCAGATCCGCATCAAATACCATGATGGTGACTCGATCGTACCGATTCGGGGCCTCCGACTTGGCGCGAATGTCCTTGTCGGCTCCCATGTATGCGTCGTACGCAAAGCTTTGCATGCTACCAAAAAACTTCCAAACATCTCGTCCAGACTTAGTCTGCTCCTTTACTGGCGCTACCTTGTCAGTCAACCAAAGATCTACCCTATCCATTAGAACCCCCAATCTCCATCTGCCTTCTCGGTGCCGCCACTAACTGGCTTGACGACATCCTTAAATACTTCCTTTGCCGCCTTGGCAATTACCTCTGACGCATCGTTCTCTGGATCATCCCCTGTTGGGATCAGGAACGTGGTCAGAAGCGCATACTTCAGCGCACCAGTCGTTGCTTTGT